CACGGTCAACAACAACGCACCGAATGCCTATGCCGGCAGCGTGATGAAGGCCATGGGCGTGGTCGCAGGGGTCAGCGACATGATATGGCTCTCGCCAACCGGTGCGGTGATGCTGGAGTTCAAAGCCGAGAAAGGCAAGCAGTCCCTCTCGCAGAAGTGGTGGCAGGGGGTCGTCCAAGAGGCAGGGTACAGGTACGAGGTCATCCGAAGCATTGAGGATTTTCAGCGAGTGGTTGCAAGTGTGGAATAGATGTGTATATTTGCTCCATGGCCCGACTACTACTGCTGCTCCTGCTGACCGCTTGCACCAACGACCGCCCATGGAGGGTGATTGAGGTCCGGGCCAAGGGTAACGCCTGCGAGTATGTCCTAAGCCGTAGCAACGGATTTGGACCGCAAATAAAGACCCTGACCGATTCGTGTGGTGCGTACAAACTATTTCAAACCTTAAACCTATGAAACGATTTTTAGTGTTTGCCGGTGATGCCTATTATCCTGAAGGAGGGATGAATGATTTTCAGGAGGACTTTGACACCTTGGAAGAGGCCAAAAGTTTTGAATCAAAAATAAAAGAAAAGTTTAAATCTATATGGAAGGACAGCTGGAAGGATTTTAATTGGACTGAGATTTGGGATTCAGAAACCCGAACCCACGTTTAATACGCAATCGATAACCGTCAGCCTCTGGTCTTACCAAACCTCGACCAGCGTCAGCCTATAACCTTACCAACCAAACCCCAAACCCATGAAACCGCTCCGAGAACATTACACCCAGCCAACCGACCAAGGCGATATGCTGAACGTCTTTGATTACATTGAGGCTTTGGAGAAGCATATTGAAGAAATGAAACTATACGCATTCCAACCACAAGGACACGGTGAGCAATCATTCTTCACTATTGCTAAAAGCGAAGAAGAAGCTATCAAAGCCGTAAACAAGCATATTGAAAAAGTTTACCCAAAGGGCAGTCCTAACGAATACGATGCATACGGATTTGGAACGGACTACTACGAAATGACCGTTGTTGAAGAAGGGCAGGTCGTTGAAAATAACAACCAATGATCCGACCATTTCGTTGACACCACCAAAATGCTAAACCCCAAACCCATGAAAACCACACCAACCGATTTCCGACGCTGGCAACTCCACATCCGCAAGGCTTGCGTCAACTGCAACCGCCCCGACAAATCCGAAACCATCAAGCCTTGGTCCGTGAACTGGACCCTGCTCGGTCGAATCCTTCAAGCCAAAAACGCCTGACCATGGAATGGGTAAAATGCTTGGACCGAATGCCGACACCTTACGAGCCAGTCCTGATTTTTACGACCGACCGCAATCAAGCCTACGCATGGCTTGGAGATGGCCGTTGGTACTACGAGCATCAAACGTGGTTCCTGACCGAAGTGAGCCACTGGATGCCCCTACCCCCAAACCCGTTTTAACATGGACCTAATCTCACGCACCATCCTCGGATATACCGCAGAGGTTGTCGGAGTCAGCCCGGACGACATCTTGAGCGAAGTCAAGACTCAAGAACTGGTCCTTGCTCGAAGCATCTTTGCCGACATCGCTTACTCCGAATACCTCTACACCTACTGCCAAATCGGGCGTATCATCAAGAGGAACCACGCAACCGTCATGCACAACCTCGAAATCCTTGCGATAAACATGAGAGCAAGGCCGGACATCAAGTTTCTTCGTACACAGGTTTTGAACAGGACGAGAGATTTTTTGCAACATTAGCGAGAACCCCCTCCATCTTTGCGTTAGTGAACGCAGAGGCTACCATCCTTGACCTTTATCGCAGCGGAGAAATCCGCAAGGCTTGCCTCACCATCACCGGGGGCAATCCGCTTTGGAAGGACCTCGAACAAGAGGTCGTCCTGATTCTGCTCGAAAAGGACCCCGACAAAATCACCAAGATGCAGGACCAAGGCTACCTGCGTTTTTACATCGTTCGCCTCATCATGAACCTGTACCGGGGCAATAACAACCAGTTTGCGAAGAAGTACCGACACCACGATGAGCGTGTAGAAGTGGACCCCGAAACCCAAGAAGAGGGCAAAGACTACGACTCCCTGCTTGACGACCTTTGGGCTATTGCTCAGGAAGAAATGGACTCTTGGGCCAAGGACGGAGCGTTCCCCTACGACAAGGAACTGCTGAACCTGCTCATGCAGACCGGGAACATGAAGGCCATGAGCCGAGAAACAGGCATCCCGTACAGGTCCATCATTTACTCCATCGAACAGGCCAAGGCCAAAATCAAAACCGCAATCGAAGCAAATGGATATACTGGTTTTTCCAATCCTGATTAGTGCTTTAGCGACCCTTGCGGTCGTGGAGTTCCGGGTGCTGCCGGGATGGTTCTACGCTCTGCCCTTTGCGAAGCGGAAGCCGTTTTCGTGTATGACCTGCTTTGGATTTTGGATGGGAGTAGCCCTGACCCTGCCGACCTGCCAATGGTACTTGGCCCCTATCCTTGGGCTTGCCTCATCTGCCACCGCAATCCTACTCCGAGAATGGACCTTCAAATGACCAACGACCAGTTCATCGTGGCCCAAAAGCATCGCAAGTATTGGGACCAATATGTGGCATCGCTAACGATGCGACTGCCACCCGATGCGGTTGGTGAACTGCAAGCCATCTTGACCGCTCACGGACGACCCCCCACAAACTGGTGGTGCGCAGACTGCGTAAAATCGGCTCTTCAATACATTTACCTACAAGCGGACCTGTTCCTCGAAGTCAACCAAAACACCATAACCTACCCCCTGAATGCCCCTGCCAATCCCGAACAATAACGAGTCAAGAGAAGGCTTTATCGGTCGTTGTATGTCCAACAACTCAACGACCACGGAGTTCCCCGATACGGCTCAACGGCTTGCGGTTTGCGGCTCAACGTGGGAGAATCACAAAAGGCAGCAGTTCGAGTCATACTCCGATTACGGCCAAGAGATTCGGGCCAACGCCAAGCGAGGGATAGAACTGAACGAGCGGAACGGCAACAAGTGTGCGACGCAGACGGGCAAGGTCAGGGCGCAGCAGTTAGCCAACGGGGAAGCCATCTCGGTTGAAACCATCAAGCGGATGCACTCCTACCTATCCCGTGCTGAAACGTACTACGACAACGCAGACGATACCTCGGACTGCGGTTACATCAGTTACCTCCTTTGGGGCGGCAAGTCTGCTTTATCATGGTCAAGAAATAAACTCCGAGAACTTGGGGAACTTGAAGGCGAAGGATGACGAAGCCCAAGTGCAGGCTCGGATGGACTCGCTGATGATGGTCATAACGACCCTGTGCGACTGCATCGGAGCGGTGGATGATTCTAACTCACCGAATGCATTTGCGGTCAAAATGAAGATAGTGGACAAGATTGACGAACTAATAGACAAAATCGAATACTAATGGGAACCAGCAAGGGCAACGGCAAGTACATCGAAACCCCCGAAAAGATGTGGGAGTACTTTGAGGCATACCGGGCAGGGGTCAAGAGCAACCCAAGGCTCAAGACGGTATTCCCCGGCAAGGATGCTATTCCCCAATACGAACCCTTGGAGCGTCCGCTGACCTTGGAAGGCTTTGAGAACTGGTGTGCGGATGCGGATATAATTGAGGACCTTGGGGCCTATTTTACAAACAGGGACAAGCGATATGACGACTATGTAGCCATCTGCTCGCGTATAAGGCGAACCATCCGTCAAGACCAAATTGAGGGGGGCATGGTTGGTCAGTACAACCCATCCATCACTCAACGCCTCAACAACCTTGTGGAACGCCAAGAAAACACGGTCCACATCGAGCAACCCCTATTCCCTGACAATGACTGATGCCAGTAAAAGAGCAGGAGAAGTTCATCCGAACCACGGCCGTAAATAAGGTCCGTGAGTTAAAGCGGTTCGTCAAAGGGGTACAAGGAGGCTCGTCCGCATCCAAGACGTACTCTATCCTTGCCGTTGAGATTGACTACTGCACTAAGAACCCCTACACGGAAACGAGCGTTGTAGCCGAGTCCATCCCACACCTCAAGCGTGGAGCCATGAGGGACTTCATGAAGATTATGACCGTTACTGGGCGGTTCAACGCTGCCCGATGGAACGCCACCGACTTTCGGTACAAGTTCGCTAACGGGTCTTACATCGAGTTCTTTTCGGCTGACGATGACTCCAAGTTGAGGGGTGCAAGGAGGGACAGGCTCTACATGAACGAGGCCAACAACCTATCCTTCCACGCTTACACGGAATTGGCAGCACGAACCAAGCAGTCGGTTATCCTTGACTGGAACCCGGTCAATGAGTTTTGGTTTCACTCCGAACTGATGCAAGACGAGGACGTGGACTTCCTCATTCTAACCTACAAGGACAACGAAGCCTGCCCCAAGAGTGCGAGGGACTTCATCGAGAAAGCACGGGTCAAGGCTGAAACTTCGGAGTATTGGGCGAACTGGTACAAGGTCTACGGCCTCGGTCAGGTAGGAACGCTTCAGGGTGCGATATACGAGGACTTCGAGGTGGTGGAGGGTATAGATGTCAGCCGTGCGAAATTCGTCGCCCTAGGGCTTGACTGGGGCTTTAGCAACGACCCTACGGCCTTGGTCGCTATTTACCGCCAAGGGGACTGCCTGCTGATTCAGGAACTACTATACTCCACGGGGCTTACCAACCAAGACATCGCAGACAAGTTGCGGTCCTTGGGCATCACAAGGGCTTGGGAAATCGTTGCGGACTCTGCCGAACCCAAGAGCATCGAGGAAATCTACCGACTTGGCTTCAACATCAAGCCAGCGGAGAAAGGTCCCGATTCGGTCAGGAACGGGATAGACATTCTCAAACGATTCAAATTGCAGGTTACCAAGGACTCGACCAACCTCATCAAGGAACTGCGGTCCTACACTTGGGCCACCGACAAGGAAGGCAAGAACACGGGGGTCCCGATTGATTCCTTCAACCACGCCTGCGATGCTATGCGGTATGTGGCACTCAACAAGTTAAGAGTAAGCAACTCAGGGAAGTATGTTGTGGTGTAACTTTGGGGCATGAACACCGAACGCATCCTTGACCTTCTAATCGAAATCGGGAAGACGATTGCAGCCATTTTCTTCATCCTCACCCTTCTAACCCTCCTTTGGACCTTATGAAAGTCATCCACTACTACCACATCTATTGCGGAGGGAATTGGCAGTTGATCCTGAATCAGCATATGATGGCGGTCTGCAATTACGGGCTTATCAATGTCTTGGACGAAATCCGTGTCGGCATCGTCGGTCCACCCGAACAACGCAAAGCGGTCAAGGAGGTGCTGGAGAACTCGATGGTTGCCGATAAGGTCAAGGTCGTAGTAACCCGGACCAACGCTTGGGAGCAGGCGACCCTTACCGAGATGTACCGGGCAAGCCAAGAGGAAGAAGCCGTGTACCTGTACGCTCATACCAAGGGGGCTGCGAATCCATCCTTGACAACCCAACTTTGGGGAAGGTCCATGCTATTCTTTAACGTGGTCGCTTGGGAGAGGTCCATGCAAATGCTGGAGCAGGTCGATGCAGTCGGCTGCCATTGGATAACCAAGGAGCAGTTCCCTCACATGGCTGACCAAAACAACCCCGAAGGCTATCCGTACTTTGGGGGCAACTTTTGGTGGGCTAAGTCCGAGCATATTAAAGAACTGGGCGAACCTGCAAGGGACCACCGATACCAAGCGGAGCATTGGATTGGCAAGAAGCCCGACACCAAGGTCTTTGATTCCAACCCCGGCTGGCCTTCACCTGAACGCTTTGTCATAACCTTCTAACCATGTACCAACACATCCCCACCAACCGAC